GTCATTCATGATTCCTTGCTCCTCTAGCATCCATATTGCACGACAATGATCTTCGACATACAACCAGTCACGTATCAACTTTCCTTCACTATGCATGTAAGTTTTCTTACCTCTCATAGAGTTTATAATGGTAAGAGGAATGAGTTTCTCAAGGTGTTGATGTGGTCCATAATTATTTGAGCAGTTTGTTATAAGATAAGGTAGTTTGTATGTATTGTGCCATGCCTTTACAAAGTAATCTGATGCTGCTTTACTAGCAGAATAAGGATTTCTTGGATCGTACGGTGTGGTCTCTGTGAATATATTTTCATCATCATAATCTAAAGAACCATATACCTCATCAGTAGATATATGATGAAATTTTTCTACTCCCACTTCTAATGCAGCATTCATCAAATTGATAGTTCCTATCACATTTGATTCTAGAAATGGTTTATAATTCTTGATCGAATTATCTACATGACTCTCAGCAGCAAAATGAAAAATAGTTTTTGGTTTATATTTTTTAAAAATATAATCACAATAATGCTGATCTATTATGTTTGCGTTACAAAATTCAATTGGAAGATCTTTTATCTGTTCATAATCTGATGCATAACTTAGATTATCAACACAAATAATTTTTTCAGAGAATGAATTAACTGCTTGATGTAAAAAATTACTACCAATAAAACCTGCTCCACCAGTTACTAGTATTGTCATAATTTATCAGGAAAATATTTGTTTAATAGTTCTGGAGAATACTGTCCCAAAACTTCCATATCTATTGATTCTTTTCTTTTTTCTTTTTCTAATGTATAAACTCTATTTCTTAGTTCTGTTGAAGAGTATTGATGTCTTCTCAAATGAAAATGAACTTCAATACCATTGTCAATACAATATTGCTTACCTGTAAAGTCTTTGTCTTTATACTCTTCACTTAAAAATCGAATATCAATTGTTTGAGTCTGAATTAAATTAAGTAAATCTGCTTCAGTTTCATACACAAGAATTTCATCAACATACCTACATCCTTGGAGTTGAACATATCTTTCATATATCGATTGAACTGGTTTGTTTTTAATTCCAGGTCTATCTATGGTTGGATCTACTTGAAGAGCAACCTTCAAGTAATCGCACATTTCCTTTTCCATTTTCATCATGGTTACATGACCAGCATGAAACAAATCACATGAACTGCAATTAAATCCAATTTTCATATTCTAAAATATTAATCGTCTTTTATATAGCAAGGCACTCCCGCAGGATCTAACCACTTTGTATATTCAAAATCATCAATCGCAGTTTTGAACTGCATGAAGTTATCACAGAGATACATGTCTTTGTAACCATTGTGATTGTTCCACTTCTGAATACGATAATCTGGTTTACCATTCTCTAAGAGATCAGGCATCTTCACATACCTGTATGGGTCATTTTGTACTAATACTTCAATCATTGGTTTAAGTCTTCTATAATACATTCTATCACAGCATTATAGTCTGCGTCAGGATCTTCCCCCTCTAATTTGATATATTGTAAATTTTCGTAATATCTTTTTACTTTCTTGTATAATTTTGGATGTTTGATATCCAAAAATATTTCTTTGTTTGCTGCAGCACGAAGAGTGCTTATGTCTTTTTTAAATTTAGTGGTCAGAGTCATTGCTCTATAACGGTTTATAAAGTTATTATATAAGTTTTAATGTCAAAAGTCAAGTCGGTAATACGTACGAACCTCCATCATCGTCATCATCATCATCTTCTTCTTCTGGTGTATATATTAGTAATTCTTCACCTGTTTTTACACCTTCCATCTCTGGATGAGGTGCTGGTGGTTTATATGACTTCATTGCTTCTCCATATGACCTTACTGGTTTTCTATCCATCTCTCTTAAAGTAGATGACATCATTCTCCACATAAATGCAAACGTGGAAGCAAATAGTATTACAAAGAATACAAGGTATACAAAGATAAGAGTGTCGGTCATCTGAATCCTGATTGTAATATTTTTTGAATTGGAACTTGTTTTATCTTATCTATAATATCAGTTTCAATCTTATTTAATATATTAACATCTAAATCCATAAATGGTGGAATAATTCCAAACATTCTTAATAATCCATCAACAAATAGAGCAAGCGTAGTGAATCCAAGGATCATACTTATCACAGTGGCATCACGATTATGCTTTGCCATTGACTCGTCATCAATTTTCTTTGCTTCTTCAACTGCTTTCTCTACAGCAGCAGAAATAAGTACATCTACTTCCTCTTTGGTGTAGGTGTACTTCCGTATCTTCTCCTCTGTGACTGTCCTTTCTTTAGGGACATCGGACAAAGGAAACTCTGTGATTAGTGCTTTGAACATATCGGATTGCTTTTTAATATGTATTATATCACATCATCTCATAAGGACCACTATATGGTCGTTTCGCCATCTTTTTGTCTTGTTTTTCTTGTAATTCAGTAATTTTCTTCAGGGTTTCCTGACTTTTCTTAATTTCGTCTATCTTTTTTTGAACTTCATCGAGTTCTTTTTTGATATCCATGCGTCGTAAAAATGCTTCCCTTATGACCTCCTCACTTATAGAAAAGAGGGGTGAGTTCTGGTCTAAGTACAATTATTTAGCGAACTTCAAAGTCTAACTTACGAATTTTACGTTTACTACGCTCCTCTTGCCACTCAATTTGCTCTGTTGAAAGACCACTATCTTTCTTCGTTGTGTATGTATTAAGCATAATAACTTTGCTTAAATCAACAGCAGATATTACATCTCCTTTGATGGTTGTCATATTCGCACAACCACAACATACTGACTTTCCTGCAGCTGCTCTTATCTCCTTGCTACAGGATTTACACCTCACTTTAATTGGTTCCATCTTTAACATTCTTACCTTTACTTCATTCACTTACATAATGTAATCGTTATATTATATATCATTTTATTTTAAATTGTTTACAGACAAAATAATTTCCAACTGCTTTACAGGAGAATGCTTTATCTTTACTCATCTTTCCCAATAAAAATGTGATTGAGATAAGTTGGATTACTATAACGAGTGGTAATCCAACTTTTAATAGTGTCTTTGCTTTACTTGTCATTACAAAATGTTACGATATCATAACTATATATCACCAATCATCTTCCATTTCTATTTCTTGTACAGGACAAGGTGGTGCTGTTCTGTGATAGTTGATATGCATTAACTCTATGAACACAAGAGAACAAACCAATATCATATTGATCTGAAACAACGGATGTTTGAGTAAATTCATTATATAAAAAAAGACCCCTACTATGTAGAGGTCTTTGTAAAGTTGTTACTGAACCTTAGAAAGTGAACTTAACACCTGCTTTAGCAGACCAGTCAACATCGTCTTCTGCAGTTACACCAGAGATTTCTCCGTAGAACTTATCATAAGAACCACCAAGGTATCCAATGAATTCTACATCACCGAACTCGTCAGCAGCTTCTGTGTGTGTCACTGTAGGACCACCAGAAACGTACCAACCGATTCCTGACTCTGTTGCTCCCTCATATCCGACTACTGCTTCAAGTCCACCAGATGTGTATGCACCATCAGGGTATGAACCAGTTGCTTCCAAATTAACGTATGGACCAGCAAAAGCTGCACCAGCGAATAGGAATGGAGATGCTGCTACTGCAGCGATTGTTAGTTTAGTCATGTTTTTTTTAAAGTATCTCGCAAGCAATAAAAAACCTGCGGATGGAAAATCTTTCGACAAGATTTTTACATTCTACGCAGGGTTACGATCTTTCGAGTCCTTCGTTTATGTAATGGTATTTAGAATAGCACGGGATCAAAAATGTGTCAAGCTATACAGTTTGTGTTGATTTCCAATCATTTTCAAATATCTCTAACCCTTTATCAGTAAGAACATGATTATACATTTTATCAAATACTGCAGGTGGCATGGTAACAATATCAGCACCATTTGCAAAGGATTGAGATACACTATTCACATATCTGATTGATGCTGATAGTATTCTTGTTTTATGAATTGCTTGTACTCTATAGACCGTATCAATATCTTTAATAAGTTCTAAACCTGCAATTGAATTATCATCTAATCTACCTACAAATGGAGAAACATAAGTTGCTCCTGCCTTTGCCGCTAGTATTGCTTGTGCGACATCAAATATTAAAGTTACATTGACACGAATCAAATTCTTCATGGATAACTCAGCACATGCTAGTAATCCATCAGGTGTGCAAGGAACTTTGATCGTTGCAGAGTTTGGAAACTTTGTGGCAAGTCGAATACCTTCTTCAATCATTTCATTTGAATCACCCATCACTTCCATACTTATATCTCTCAATCCAATATCTTGAATCTCTTGATATACTTCTTCTGGATCTCTACCACTTTTCATGATAAGAGTTGGATTTGTGGTAACTCCATCAATTAATCCTGTTCCATGATACTTACGAATTAATTCAGTATCAGCAGTGTCTAAAAAGATTTTCATATTATTTGTTGTGTTTATCATGTATCTATCTAAAATAAAGAGGGAGGTCGGATTCCTGTGTACCGACAAATAACGGGCATTACTACAGTAAGTAAATACGTCATTGCCTGAGACCCGATTGGTTGATCGGTTCTACCCTGCGGTAGCAGCACCACCTGTGTCTCATCACCTTAACCAGCGGTTGCCAGTAAGTTTATTCAGTCACTCCCATGTTGCGTCCAAC